TGCGGGATTTTCTGATGAAAACTATGGATATGGTTACGGCTCTGAAAGTGGTATGAAATTATTTTTTGCCACAGATACCATGAATCTAAAACAACAATGGGGTGCCAGTGGCCAACAAAAAGGGATTAGTTCTAAAGTTGGTAAAGGATATGCTGGTAATGAAGGAACATATAACGGAGGATATAACTTAAGAAGATGGGATTATGCAACTGAAAGTAATATAGGTAATGTACCTAAACCATATCCAAACTGTGGTGAAGAGAACTTCACTATGGGGCAAGATCATCAATATATGATCGGTAATTATGATGGTTTACAAAATAACGAAAGTTGGAAATTTTATTATGCCACTGATAGTGGATCATCAAATGTTGCGGGATTAAAACCAACAACACATGGTGGAATGTCATCTGGGCATTGTGGATGGAGAGCATAAAAGGAAAATATATTTATAAGATATGATATACGAGAATATGGAAGTTAGTGGTTCATTAAGAGCCGCACAAATTATCGCTGGTCCTAAAAACACTAGAGCAAATAGACCATCAAACCCAGCCACTGGTTCATTATTTTTAGAAACATCTGCTAGTGGTAGTTATATGATGGTTTACACCGCCATTTCAAATAATGACGACGGTTGGGAAAGAATATCTTCACAACAGAGTGCAAATACAGCGTTTAAATTTAGACAAGTAATTGCGTATAGTTATTTAGCTGGTGGATATAAAGATTCATCTCCATGGAGAAATGTTCATAGAACAATTAATGCTACGGATCAAACAACACACTTGGGTCAACTATTAGATTATCCCGTTAGTTATTCAATGGGAGCATGTAGTAAAACAATATTATGGGTTTTTTCAAGTAACACAAATAACGTTTTCAATGGGCCGGATACCGTTCAGAGTACACACACCTCGGCAGTTAATATGTCAAATGATACCCAATATGCAAACCAAACTAAATTTAATCTTTTCAGTGCTAGATCCGATTTGGCCACTATGTGGAAAGAAACAGAATTTGCGTGGATAATGGCCGGAGGTAGCACAAGCGTTGAAAAATTTAACATGTCTAGCGAAGTTAATATAACTGGCTACAACTTATCATCATTTAACTCTAGTGAAGGTGCATCAGCATTCTCAGATGAGAACAACGCATATGCTTATAATTCAGGTAATGGTGTGAAATTCTCATTTGCTACTGAAACATTTACAAACAGTTCAGTTTGGGGTGCTCACGGTCAACAAAAAGGGATTAGTTCTAAAGTTGGTAAAGGATATGCTGGTAATGAAGGATCATATAATGGTGGTTATAATTTAAGAAGATGGACAACATCGAATGACACAAATATTGGTACTGTTGCTAAACCTCATGCAAACTGTGGTGAAGAGAACTTCACTATGGGACAAGACCATCAATATATGTTAGGTAATTATGATGGTACTGGTCAGAACAATACTAGTTGGAAATTTTATTATGCTACTGATAGTGGTTCTAATAGTGTTTCTGGACTAGCACCAGGTGTTAATGCTGGTACATCATCAGGATGTACAGGATGGAGAGCATAACACTTGATTATATGGATTTTTTTACTTATTTTAGTATAAAATATTATAAAACATTATGGATAAAAAATTTGAATACAAAAGACCTTTAGAATCTTTAGATGGTGTTGATAGAAAATTATTAGACATTGCTGAAGACCTTAGTTTTTCTTTACCTAAATTTAAAGCAGATAACTTTGTTGGTGGTGCACAAATAACACCGTATGCAAAATTAAAGCAATGGTTAATTGAATTGCGTCAAAGGGAAGATATCGTTGAACACTTAGAATATTTACTAAGAAAAAAAGAAATAGATATTGAATTAGAACATGAAAAAATTGAATTTCTTACAGAACCGTTAAGAAAGGAGTTAGTCGAGTTGGCGATTAAAGATATGCACATTGATTTAAGAAAATACCAAAGAAACTTAAAAGACGCATATAAAGAAAGACAAGTGTTTATTGATTTGATCAAAGAATTTATAGCTAGTGATGACGCTAAGTTACCAAATGGTATGACTTTAATGGATGTATTTGGTAACGAGGAACTTGAAAATAAATATGAAAAAGAATACTGGAGTGTTCGTATGGCTAAACAGGCTATGTTAGATATGATTTCATATGGTAGAGTTGGTACCGGTAACTTAGATTCAATTTTAATGATGTCACCAGAACAACAAAAAGAAGTATTAGCTTTAGCATCATCATATACCGTGACAATTGATAGAAACATCACTACGTTAATGGGAATGGCAGCAACAAATCAAGATATGATTGAGAGCCAATTAAAAGACCAATTTAAAATCGGCACAGCGAATAACAATATAAATGAAAAATTATTATAATGATACACATTCTTTACAAATTTGGTGTTGAAGTACCTGGATATGTTATTAGACTTTCTAGTTACATGAATTATTATATTGGTAGAATACCAACCGAATATAATGATAATAGAGTTGAATTAAAAAAAATGAATGCGGTTGTTATCCCAGAGGATATTGCGCCAGGTTTTAAATTTGCCGACATCTATAAAGATTATTTATCTATTAGAACGGTATCATCTATTATGGATGAGTTTCCACAATTTGCAAACTCTGGGGAGTTGGAAACAGAAAAGGTTAGGTATTATTTAACGGATGAAGACAGAGAGCTCTCAGTAAAATTTAACAAATTTGTTATGTTAAAAGTTATTGCGGATAGGTTTTCAGAAAGAATGAAAAACTTAATGGTAGAAGCATCTGATTTAGAAATAGCAACATGGGAAGAACAAAAAAGAGAAGCACTATTGTATCAAGCCGACTCTAACGCTAGCACACCGTTAATTGATATCTTAGCGACAGGTAGAGGAATTACTAGAGGTGAATTGGTAACTAAAATATTAAATAACGTCGAAGCATATAAAGTTAAATTAGCGAACTTGCTTGTTGAACAACAGCAATTAGAAGCTAGAGTAAAGGCATGTTTAACTATTGCTGATTGTCATAGACTAAGACATGAAAAATTTGGTATGAGCGTGAGTTATCAACAACAAATAGATGAAAATATTGAAACATCACCACTTACCTTAACTATGGATTTTTAATACATGATTGAAAATTATTTAGAGACATATGAATATGGTATCATAACATCAGACTTCATAGATCCCGAAACAACTAATTCCCTTTCTAATAAAATTTTAGAAAGGGAATCTTACATTAAGGGACTCAGTGATGGTACGAAACTACACATGAATATTGTTAACCGTAGTAATATAACAAACTATCATACCTATTACAATCTAATTGATTTAGGAATCCCGGAGACAGATGTATTGATCGCTAAAATTAAAGAATTGATATTCAATGCGTTAGGGTGGGAAAACTTTTATATTAAAATGTGGGCAAACATTTTTAGACAAGGTGATTACCTAGGATTACATAAGCATATGGACAACATGAGCAAAAGAAAATTTCCATATGCGCTGAGCGGACACTGTTTTCTTTATTCGTCAGAAAAAACGCATACCACATATTTGTTTAAACGAAAAAAAAGGGGTATATTTGATAGTAGTATCGATGTCGTTGACTACCCAAACATTCCAGGAGAAATTTCAATATTCTCATCATATATTGAACATGAGTTTAAACAATGGGATGGTGACTTAAGGGTTGGCATAGCGTTTGATATTAATAATGAACCTGACGCCAATCAAAATTGGCTTAAGACCAGACAATTTAGATACGTTTAGATGAATTTTGTAATTAATGGTACATGTGCCAAAGGTTGTTCGTTTTGTTTCACCAAAGAAGAGGCAAGACTAAAGCACACATTAGGTGAAATGACTTTATCTAAAGTAGATGAGTTGATTGATCATTATAAATTATATAGCAGCAAAGAAGAAATAACAATACTAGGTGGTGAACCAACACAGCATTCAAACTTCACTGGTATTGTTGAACATATTATAGCTAAGGGTCTTAAAATCAATCTTGTAAGTAACTTTCTATTCAGTAAAACAACTAGAGAGTTTATCATAAAGAACATTAGACATATTCGTTGGGTATTCCCTAACGCTGCTGAGTTAGACGAGAAAAATAGAATGGTTATATTCAAAAAGAATTATACCGAAATCTATGACGCTTACTTAAACACATGGGGATTTGACGATCACCCAAGATTATACCTGGCCATAACAATGTCAAGTAATTGGAAAGAGAAAAATTTCTTCGAGTACATTAAATGGTTGTACCACCAACTCGATGGTAAGATTAATGCTATTAGAGTTGGGTTGGATCTAACAAATACATATCTTGTTAATAACAAAGAGATGGGTGCTGAGATTACTAAGATACTTAAATTTGGTAAGTACAATGACATTAGAATAACATCAGACTGTCAAGTACCTCCGTGTTTATGGGAAGGTAAATCTAGAGAAGCTGTGATGGAAAATTCATTAGGGTTTGCAACATTTAAAATACCAGAATATAAAACAATATGTGGGTTCATGCCACTAGATGTTTTTCCTGACGGTAGTTCAATACATTGTTATCCACTAGAAGATAAAGTTAAAATTGATAACGTATTGAATATTACCGGAGAGAGTAATATATTAGCATTAAGAGAGGAGTTTGATAATCTATATAAACAAAATCATAAAAATTATACACTACCCAAAGACTGTTTAGATTGTCATTTCTATGACACGTTATGTAATGGAATTTGTGGTGGGTGTTTAGAAGGAGCGACACATGAATAAGATATTTTCAATACCATTTAATCCCATGTTATCTGAAGAAGATTTCATGAATAAAGTTCTTCCGTTCTTAGAAGAATATAAAGACTGGATCTATGATGTTTATTTCACATGTAGAATACCACCATTCACGCAAGATGCAATGGGTACTGTGTTTAGACCAGAGGATAGAGAGATGGTTATTGATAACGCACTTCAAATACAAGAAGTGTTAGGTATTAAAGTGAGTGCAACATTCAACAATGTTAACGTCTCACCTAAGTTTGATAACTATAAATTATTTATTGAACATCTTAAACCATTGTATGATCGAGGTTTAAGAAGCATTACATTAGCACACGCACATTGGGTTGCTATGGGGATTAAAAATCACTTTCCAGATATGGAAATAAAGAACACTATCCTTAGAAAAGTAGCAACAGCACAGGACTTCTGGTATAATGCTGAACAAGGGTTTGATTATATTAATGTTGATAGAATTCTAATGAGAGATGTTGAAGAACTAAAGAATATTCGACGAGCTCAATTACAATTCCAACAGAAGCATGGTAGATATGTTAAGATTGCTTTGTTAACAAACGAGGGGTGTTTAGGTCGATGCCCAATGATGGATGAACACTATTCATATAATAATTTAAAATTGGATAATGAACTACCATATTTTAGACATGAAATATCCAAAGTAACATGTGAATACAAATGGGAGAAGGAGATCAATGCATTCTTTTTTAAAGCTGCAACCATTCCTCCATTTAAGAAAGAATATGATGAATTCTTAAATTACATAGATGTATTTAAAATGCATGGTAGAGATAGCTTTAATCGATTTGATGAAACTATGGATATCATTAAAGGATATGCAGCTGGTAATGAAACATTATCAACATCATCTAAATTATATTTGGATGGTGTACCATCAGATGAACTAGATGGGTGGAGAAATAAAATCAAGAAATGTAAATTCCAGTGTTGGGATTGTAACTACTGTGATATTGTTGCAGATCATAAAAAAGGTAAGTAATGGATTATATTAAACACATACAAGATTCAATAGAATGGGGTGAGTTAGAAGTATCTAAATTAACTTTAGATATTCTCAACATTCAAGGGATCACAAGTAATAAAGTAAAATGTTTTCTTAATAATATTTGTAACATCGATGGTATACATTATTTAGAGATTGGTGTATTCAGAGGATCGACATTTTGCTCTGCATTATATGGTAATAACATCAAAGCAACCGGTATTGATAACTGGAGTTCACCATACTTAATGCCAAATGGTGTTAGCCAAAAGATGACAACATATTTAAAAGCACAACCTACCGATCCTAAAGATGAATTTCTATTTAATGTTAAGAAATTTAACAACGTAGAAAACATTGGTGTTTATCGAGCAAATTATCTAGACTTTGATTACTCAACAATAGAACCATTGGATATCATATTCTATGACGGTGACACAAAGTATTATGATCAATACACAACAATTAAAAAATTAATACCACATATGTCAAGCAAATGTATATTAATTGTTGACGATTGGAACTGGCAGAAAGAAGGTGCACTTAAAGCTTTAGATGAAAGTGATTCATTTGTCACATATCAAAAAAGTATACACACATCTGGTGAGGATTCTAAAGACTTTTGGAATGGTTTAGGTATATTTTTAGTGGAGAAATAATTGCTTATTTGACGTTTTTTGTTTATATTAGAATCAATAATAAACTTTTCTTAAACAAAAAAACAAAATGAGAAAAACAATCACAATGCTATCGCTAATGTTAGCACTATTGTTTACTACCACTATGTCATTTGGACAATACAGTAGTAGTGCAATTCAGAAAGGTTCAGAACAATCCTT